TGGTCGTAATATAATCTAAATTCATTGGTACATTTGTTAACCAGGTACCATCTCCATCTATAACTTTTCCTTCTTCTTCAAATTCATATACCTCCAATATCGGATCCCCATTTTCATCTACATCAATAGTTTGTCTTATAGATAAAATTTGTCCAGGACCTGCAACTAAATCACATAAATTACCCGTATTTGCCTTTGGTTTACAATTAGTCTTTAAACTATCTTCATTTGTTGTGGATACTAATGAACCCATAAAAACCGCAGTCGGCTGAATACTAATGTTCGCAGATGCAGTTAAGTCAAAATCAACTCTTGTTATCCCTAATAGACAAATTTCAGGTTCTCCCCATAATGGTTGTACTTCGATTGTTTGTTTTAAACTTTTTATTTGTGGTAATTCATCTAAATTTGTAGAACTTTTAAATTTATTTCCATTAACTTGTGATTCAGTTGCCAATCCCGCAATAATTAAATCTTGTGGTGTTAATGAAAAACATCCAATATCAGATAAGTCAACATCCATAAAAACGGTTTGAACTCCTGTGGGGACTCCAAATATCATATAATCACCACTTTCGTTTGTTTTGACTGTGTACTTGTAATATTTGTCATACACCTCAACCAAGGCTGCATTAGTTAAAACATCATCTCTTGTTGGGAATGTTCCTGTTGCTGCATGTCCTGTATATGAAGGTTTATATGGTAATAAATTATATCTATAACCATCTTCATTCAAGTCTGTAATATTTCTGTAAGGGTATAGTTCTGATATTACAGGATTCAAACTATCTTCTTCTGAGATTGGGACGAATATCGAAACCTTAGCGTTTGGTACACCAAAACCACCGTTGACTAAAACTCTACCAACTACAACACCATAATCAGAACACGTTCGAGTATATATGTCACTTTGAAGTATTTTCAAAGATAATATTTCCAAATACTCAAAATCTTGTTCTAATTGAATTTTAATAGATTTATCAACCCCTGGTTGGGTTCTTATTCTGTATGATTTAGGCATTGAATTCTTTTTTTGATAAATAGTTTATTTCCTATTTTCAAAAAATAATTCTTTTATTCCAAAAATAAATTATCAGGAAAAATTAACTGTTTTTAGGTTTAAAACTCGGACATTAATATCTTTATTTGGATACCGGATCTGGTATATTTGAGTAGGTTCTGCAAATATGGTATCCGTAACTAACTCTATTTGTCTTGTACTTGAATCTATGTAAGATTGAGATGTTTGTGAAGAAGAATATTGCCCACCAACTTTGTTATAAAATTTCATATCTGATATACTTATAACACCATTTTCAGATTGTATTAATCTTTTTATTTCAGACACATAAACATTTTCACCCATTTGTCTTTGTATTGGGCTGAAATAATTTGTTATAATGTCTATAATTTTTGTTACTACCGCACCTTGATTTTGACTAGCATCTAAAACAACATCAACATCAATACTTAAATCAATAACGTTAGCAACTTCAACAGATATATAATCATTTATCATTCTATAATTTGATAAGTAATTCGCAACATTATTTTTTAACGTATTGGATATTACTTCGGTTAATTTACCATCAGAATCATAAGACAACATTTTAATTTTTATCTTATTATTCTCCTCTGTTATTGATACTTTACCAGGAGCCCCAAATTGTGAAGGCATATTTCTTATAACAGATTCATAGTCGTTAATCGTAACCGCTCTGTTTTGTGCCGCAAAATTGTAAGTAACATATTGTCTAACTTCTTCTGTTGACGGTGCATTAGCACCTCCAATTGCCGCAGTAACATTATTACAAGTCAATGAATTTATAACCGTAGTATTTACCGATTCAGAAGGACCATTGACAAAAAATGAAACAGTACCTATTTGGTTTATTATGTTTACACCTAAATTGGTTGCTTGCCCTCCACCAACTCTATATTGTACAAATAAAGTGGAATTTGATTTGAGAGCAGCCCCAAGAGCTAAATTATTAATATATTTACTCAATTCTAATTGATACCCGTTTCTTGCAAATTCTCTTAATTGTTCATCAGCAGATACGTTACCACCACCAAAAGTTAATTTAATAAAACCTTCAGGTGTATATTCTGTTATAAATTTATTATCGGTTGTAATATATTTTCCAACTTTAATTCCTGGTTGATCTGAAACTTTTGTTGGGTCTTCTATAAACACTCTATTTTCAGCCAATGCTGGCACTTCGTACCATCTGTTTTGTGTCCCTAAAAATTCTTGTGGTGTTGGTACAGTCGTAAAGTTAGTACCATCTTTTAATAAGACACTCGTTATACCTAACACATTTTTTTCAGGTAAAAAGAATTCAAAAAATGGTTTTACGTCATTTGGGGTGATTACTCTCCTGAAGACTTTGGTAAATCCATTTACGACAACTTCTCTCTTTGTAATGGTATAATTTACTAATCTACCGCTTGTATCAAAATTTGGTATTTTTAATCTGTTGGGTGATCCCTCCGCATTTACTGCAGATGAAAAGTCTATATCATATACCGTTTCAAATGGTTGCCCCGCACCATTTACTTGTGATCCTCTTCTTAAAATTCCACAATATCTCAAGTCCTCTCTGTCACCAAAAGCGGGTACTGTTATAGAAAAATCAACTAATGCAACAGAAGGTCTTAAACCCGGTATTTTTAAACCATAGGTTCTTGCTAAATTATAAATTGAAGTCTTTTGTTGAGCGTATTGTAATACCGTCTCTTGGATACTTCTATCAATGTTAAAGTGAAGGTTGTCGGTAACCGCAGCGTTTAAATCTAACAACACAGAAAAAACACCAGCGTCGTTAAAATTTTGAATTAAATCAGGATAATAAGTTCTTGTAAAATTAATTAATTCAGTTCTTATCCCTTGGAAATCCCTTGTGGTGTATGATATTTTTTTGTTAGCCATATAATATTAAATATTAATAATTACAAAATCGCTAGATTCAAATGCCGTATTACTTATTTTATAATCAATTCTAATCTTTGCGGTATGTTCTAATTGTGATATATTTGGTACTGTAAATTCTCGTTTGTCCTCCCCATTTATGTATGTACCTTTATTTTCTAAACCATCAGAAGCATCCGTTATTTTTACATTAGTCACAGTTAAACCTGGCATATATGTTGTTACCGAATCTCTTATTTCTGATTCTATTTCAGCGAATGTTGGGCCGTCAAGAGGTTCAAAAATATATTCATACAATCTTGTACCAAAGTCTGGTAGATAATATCTTGTTCCTTTTCTTGTAAGTAATAAATGTATAAGATTACTTCTTATTTCTTCTGTTGTTGTATCCGAACAATCTAAATATTTACCAACATAGGAATCCAAAAAAGGAAAATTAATACCATATGTTGTACCTTTTGCCATATGACTCTTTATTTATTTTATGTAAGTTCATTCAACTTAGATCTCATAATGACATCTCCTTTTCTGAAATTTTTTGCATCGTATTTACAAAGTTTGTTATAACCTGCAGATCTTTTGAATTCACCTGGGGTGTCTCCTTGTTGGATTCTATACAAAAATATGTGCTCTCTAGCAGCGTCGGCACTTTTAATCTCTCTACCTCTGATTTGATCTATATATTGTTCCTTGGTAAAACAATATTTTCCTCCTGGTGATGGTTTCGTTTCGTCCATTAATTTTTGAGCAATGAGAACTGGATTTGATTGTACTACATTCTCAATACCTTTTCTAATCTTTGTTCCAATCCCTTTTTGTTCCTCAACTTCTTTTTCAGTCTCAAGTAAAACCCTTCTAACCATCCTAGTTAAATCTGATTCGGTTAATCTTACAACTTTTTTCATATATTTTTTTATTATAAATAGTTCAAAATAAAAAAAATCACTGTTTTCACAGTGATTGATTTAAATTTGTATTACCCTTTTCGTATTTAGGTGCATAAGGGCAATGTAAACAACCTGAACCACAACAAAAGCCTCTTTTTTTATGGTAATTTTCAGTCATAACCATTTTACCATCTTCCCAATAAAAGTCAGTATTTTGTAATTTAGGTTTTACAAATTCCCTAATATACATTTCTTGTACCCAATCTTTAGACGCACCTACGTTCATTTTAATTTTTTTTTCTTAAATTATACAACGCCATCAATATTTGATGTGATAGCGTTGTATTATTACCCCATTGTATTTTCATAATTTAAACTATTTCACAAGCACCTCCCGCACAAGCGACTTCACCTCTTAAATCAGTATTATCTTGTGATTCAATTACCCTTGTCAAATCAACATCTTTTAAAGTATTAACTAATCTTTCGTAGTCTTCTTTTGTACAATCCTCAAAAGGTGCCTGTGTATAAGTTCCTCCATTGTATGGTAAAACTGATAATCCGTTATAAAATTTACGGTTTTTCCACATCCATTCACCAACTAATTCCCACTCATCTTCTTTGATTGAAACTGTCGCGGATACGTTGTGACTATTCTGCCCACTTCTGTGTCCACTTCTTACCCACTCTTGTGATACTTTCTTAACTCTCTCCAACATTTGGAATACAGATTCATATCGTAGGATTGAACCTTCAGGTGCCATTTGAGGGATAGTAATTACAGCTGTATCGTGAGGACGGAAATATTCATCTTCAACCAATTCAGGGTGATTATTTGCAAGATAAGTATATATTGCCTCGTTTTTACCAACACGAATTCTTCTCAAATAGTAATCGTTATGCCAAGCGTGAATACCTGATGATGTTCCCAAAACCAAAGATGATGTTCCTGAAGGCTTAACGGTTGTTGTTCTTGCCGCTTTATTGATTCCTATGAGGTTTGCAACTCTTTCGTTTTCTTCTTTTACCGCTTGTGCTGCCGCCTTCATATCATAACCCAATACAACACCTGAACCAATACCTGTCATACCTACACCAATAAGTGCATCTTTTTCTGTAGTTCTTTTCCATACGTCACGTAGGTAATGGAAGTCCGTGTACCCAGCTTGAAGTGTTCCAATAAATGCAGCACCTCTAACTCGTTTTTCAAAATCTTCTTGTGAATCGATATCTGAAGCATTTACCTCACACAAGTTACAAAACTGATAAGGACGAAGTCCAATCTCACAACAAGGATTTGTTCCCCAATCTTTGTCGTTAGAAAGATAAATACCTGGTTCACCCGCTCCTGATAATTCAATTCGTTTCCACAAATCCATAAAATATTCTTGTGTAACTTTATGACGAAGAAGAACTGCCGAATTGTTTGCTCTACCTCTTTGTGGATTGTTCTCCCACCAGTTGCCTGACTTACAAGAAATCATTTCATCGTCATCAGCACTGAACAATGAGATAAGTGCCGCCCTACGAATACCACCCGCTAATACAGCATCGGCAATAAAACATACGATATCGTGAGTTTCAATTGGTGTTAACTTTTCACCATCATTTTTTGCATCCAAAACTTTTGTAATATGATGAATACAATCTTTAAGTGGTTGAGGTCCTGGTGCTTTCCCTCCTGATGTAACAAGTAACGCACCTTTTTGACGAATATCAGAAAAATCAAATACCGGTGTTGATGATTTTGATCCCATATAAGATTCAATAAGAACCTTAATTGCATCAGCCCATCCTTCAATTGAATCCCCGATGAGGTATCTTCTTGTTCTGTTTGGGTTTGGTTTTTTAATTTCAGGTAGTTTATCTACGTGATGTTTTTGTACTGAGAATCCAACTCCTGTTCCACCTAACAAAAGAAACATAGTTTCAGCAAACGCATCTGTATGATCGATTGGTAAGTAAGCACAATTGTATACTCTGTTTGGTGAAATCTCAATCGGTTTTCCACCGAATTGTAAAGATCTCATTGATGGAAGAATTTTTTTATCATATACCATTTGATATACCTCCTCAATTTCTTTTTTGATTTGTGGGTATTTTTTTTGGTGCATTTCTTTGTTCCTTGTCACCAATTCCTCCCAAGTTTCCCTTCTTTGTAATTCGGGAATAAATTTAGCGTATTTCATATACACTGTAATATCACTCAATATTTTTTGTGAAATTTCCATTTTTTAAAAGTTTAGATTTTTATTCTTGATTATTTTGTTTTTGTTTCCTTTTTTCCATTAACTCTTTGACTCTCATTCTTTGTCTTTCTTCTTTTTGTTCCTCAACACCTAAAAAAGTCATCGAACTTTCAGTATCTATTTCTAACATTCCATTATCAAACTTACAATTTTCAAACACAATACCATCATCACCAATACGTGATTTTGTTATCGCAATTGTGGCTAACTTCATTTCTTTTTGTTGTAAAGTTTTAGCAACTGAAATAATAACGTGTCCTACTTGTGCTTTCTTTATAGAACCACCCATTTGATCCGTTGTTACAACTTCAGATGAAATTGAGTTTCTATTACCTTGTGTTGCCGTCCATCCTACAATGTTAAGTTCGTGACACATTGCCTCAAAACCTCTCATAACAGAACCTTCACTTTTCCATTCATCACCTAAATTTTTGTCAGGTACAACACAATCAATATAGTCTAACAAAATCATATCTATTTTTGTTCCATCCGCAATCATTTTTCTGACTTGGTTTTTAATCTGTAACATTGTAACAGTATCAGATGGTAACTTTTTTAGAATCAATTTGTTACTCATTGTTTCCTCAATTTCTTTAACTTTACGTATAACCTCATCCTTTTTTTCTGACAATAAGTCAGGATGAATTTTTGTCCAAAGGGTAAAGTGCTTTCTTTGAATAATCTTTTGGTTATCTTCAAAGAATATTTGAAGGACATTATTTCCCATATTGAAAGCGTGATTTGCTATCTTGGTTAATAGTGTTGATTTTCCTACACCAGTGGGTGCTAAAACAACACCAATTTCACCTTTAGCCAAACCACCTTTTAACAGTCTATCAATACCTGGTATTCCCATTGGTATTGGGTGTCGATAATCGTCATCTAATACTTGATCTAAGTTACTAAAAACATTAAGAGTAGTTGTGTCTTTCTCTCCAACTTGGATGGCTCCTCGGAACATTTCTTCTATGGTATCATAGTTTTCAAATTCACCACTGTCAATGATTTTTTGAGCCTTTCCCATAACTTTAACAACCTCTTGTTGTTTACAAAATTTAAGAGCCTTTTCTTGTACAAAATCAGCTCCATCAATAGAACTATCCTTGATTTTTGTAATCATATCTAAAACCACTTTTGATGCTGTGGTTTGTTGTAACTCCGATTTTGTAACTTGTTCTAAAGTATCAAATGATGGTGTGTGATTATACTTCTTATAATACTCTTTAATCATTTGTATAATAATTTTAAAGTACTTGTTTTCGAAGTAACTTGGTTCAATAACATCAATTATTGAGTGTGAAAAATCTTTGTCTAAAATAATTTGATTTAGTAATTGTATCTGAAAATTATTACCTAAATATTCGAAATTTTTGTTAGTCGCCATAGTCTTTTTAAATCAGTTTGTAAAAATAAATAGTGTCAAACTAGACTAAATCCAGCGTATTTGAAATTAAATTTTTTACCTGAAAAAATGTCAGTCAAATCAGATAATATACCTTTTAACTGTGGTCGTAGATCCACGGTATATCTTACCTTTGGAGGGTAAACTTTTGCGTCGAAAATTGTATGACAAATTGTCATATCTCCGATTTTAATAATCAAGTGAAAATGTTCTTCACCATCAGTATATGATGTGTTTAAAACTTCAGGATTTTCCTGAATCTCATACTGATTGTCCATCATATAAATGACAGTTCTCATTTTCAAATCTTTTTGAATTTTCTTACACAAAGTGCTAAGATACTCATATAAATCCAAAGAATTTCTAGAATTTGGGTTAAACCCTCTTACATTGAAAAACCTTTGTACTACAATGTTTTCGTTACACTTCAAAAGAAATTCTACTTTTGTGAAATCTAAATCTTTCATAGGTTTGTTTTTTTCTTTTTGTTTCTAAAATTTGTTTTTTCTTTTCTCGACAGTTTTAAAAATGGTTTTAAAAAATTTACCCAAGCTTCATCCCCTTTTGGTAAAAATTTAAAAAATCCGTCTTCCATCATCATTCTAATTAAGTTTCGATGTCCTCTTCCGTCAGGATCCATTGACTCTGAGTAATACATCTTAACTAATTCTTTTCCTTCTTCTGAAATTAGTGGTTCTGATAAATCAACTAACTTCTTATTAATGATAAAAAACTCTTCTCCAAAAATTCCCTCCTTGGTTTTACCACTGAGTAGATTTTTTAAAACAACATTGTCTTTCTGTTCTTTTAATAATTGTTCACCTTTTGATAAAATATCGTTAAATGAAAGTTCTTTTTCAAGGATTTCAGGAAAAAGTTTTATAAATGTTTTTTCTCCCAAATAATAAATCCCATCAATGTTGTCTGAACTATCAC